TCTCTAAGAAACTATCTACACTCTCTACAACAATCTTATCACTAGTAGCAGTAATTCCTTCTCTAACTTTCGTAGAACCATCTAAAATACTGATGTCTAGTTTATCAATGTCAAGATATCCTAGAAAATTGTTTAAAATATTCTGACCAAGACCTGTTTTTTCCTGAGAAGCATAATAGTACTCAAGAAATCGGTTGAAGAGGGGATAATCTGACTCTACGAAATCTGGTGTCTGTGAGACAACCGCTTGTGATACCTTGTTAATATTCGTCATCTACTCTAGTAAGAGGCGGTGGTTAGGTTGGTTGTACTTGTTGTTGATACTTCAATAGTTGATGGTGTTTGGTCAAAAACTCTTGGTGTCAAACTATTTAGTGGGATAGTTGGAGGTGGTGCTGTTCCTACAGGTGCTACAGTTATTTCTGGCAACACAATGTTAATAATTGTGCCTGGAGTAGAAGCAGGAATACTATTTGAGTTAGCAGGAATGAATTGAACTGGAATTTGTAAATCTACTGGAAGTAGAGTAGAATCAGTTACAGAACCCGCACCTGTTGTATTATTAGTAACATTTATACCTGCTGTTGCAATATTTGCACCCGCACCAATAATTGATACAGGACCAAAAGCGATTTCACCTGTATCATAGTTACATGTACCTGCAGCATTGTTAGTATAAATTTTTCTTGTTCCTGTATTGTAGTAGGTTCTTAGATTTCCGTATCCGTCATCTTCAAATTGTTGATCAACACCAGGTCTATCTGCTGTTCTAAAAGATCCAGAGAGTAGAATAGGTTCTTTAGGATTACTTCCGTCACCGCCATCTTTAGATGGAGCACTATTATAGAGTGCAGAACCAGTTGAGATTGTGTAAGTATTAGTTTGATTGGTAGTAGGTCGTATGTATCGTAGTATTGTAGTTTGTAGTGATACGTCACTAACACACTTGTCTGCTAAAGTAATTGCCTTCTCAAATTGAGATGATCTAAATGTAGAGTTGAAGTTATTAATCTCAGTCTGTGTTGCCCAGTCTTCTATTGCTTGAGATACATTTGTTTTGATAGTTGATGTATCACTTCCGCAACCTGTGTCATACTGAACGAATACTTTCGGATAAATGTATACATTTTCGGGATCAATGACCACAGGATCAATAGATGCCATCGCATAACCGCGTAAATCCGCAGCAATACTCTTTTTAGTCTGATCATTGAGCAAAGATCCTGTCTTTGTCTTAATAGCAATGTAAACTTTACCGTAAATTGGGGGATTTAGTGAATCTCCACCATATGCAACTACGGAATGTGCGTTATCATACACTTTTTTAGTGATGATTGCATAATCTTGTGCAGTAACTGCTCTATATTGAGAGGAATAGTACCTCGGAGCGTTATATTTGATAGATTCTATAGATTCAGCACTCTCACCATAACCAGACTTCTCATCTAAAGTCATAGTTACATGTGATCCAGTATAAGTTCTACCTAGACTATCTTCTAATCTACCAATAAAATTGAATATATTAACATCATTAGCAACTTCACCGTCAGTAACAAGGTATTCTAGAGTAACAACCTCACCATCACTTAATGCTCTACCAATACTATCATCTCCAAACTTTATCTCATAACGCATATCCTCACCTTCATGGATGAAGAATACACGAGATGTAGCAGAAAGATTACTTATAGTGTCTACTCTATTATATAAGTCAGAAGTTGTGGATGTCTCTGATGCTCTTACTTGCACTGATAAAGTAGAAATATCACAGTTCTCTGAAGGAATCTTGTAAACTTGAGAAGCAAAGGTATTAACAGTGTATGAAAAGTTAAGAATAGTTCCTTGTTTGACAACTATGTTACTAAATGTTGCAACTCCAGTAGTAGGATCGACAGATTGTGTAGTATCTGCCATGATATTCCACATATATGATCCACCCTGTAATATAGAACCTTTCTTCAAGGTAACTGTACTAGGAAATGCATCACTTGTTTGTTGACACTGAATAGTGAACGATACAGTCGCTCTAGAAGCAACTATAGAGGTAGGAACATAGTTTAGTAGTTTTGCTATATTAACAACGTTATCTCTTACTGTAGCAGACGGTAGGAATGCCTCATTCATTGCCATATTAGCGTTGAATGATGTATAATAGGTATTATATGCTAAAGTGTCTATAAGATATGACAGAGCAGCACCTTCAAAGTCATAATCGGTAAACTCAGGTCTAGTTCTTAGATATGATTTGATTGAGGCTTTGATATCACCAAAATCTAATGCTGTTAAATTATTTGGTTGCATTACTCAGGTCTCTGCAAGATGAAATTGACTGTTTCCACAATAGGTTGACCTACAATTCTATACTCAACCGTTACATCAAATTGATTAGTTTCTTCGTTAGGCATAACCCTAACACCTTGAATGGTAATTCTAGGTTCATACTGTCCTAGAGTATTTATTATCTCATCCCTAATAGAATCTGCTGTAAACGGATCCATTGGTTCAAAGAGCAATTCATACACACCAGAACCTATCTCAGGTTGGAACAACTTTTCCCCCTTCTGTGTAAGTACTAAATTTTTGATTGATTGTTTAATGGCATTCTCATTTTTTACCACAGCAGCATCCTTAGTGAAGGCATTTAATAGAAAACCTACACCTATGTCTTTGAAACCACGAGAGAGGTTGTCTTTTGTACCTCTTACCTCTTTAATTGCCATTATACCTTATAGAAAGTGTAACTCAAGAATAATTCTTCACCTTCAGCAATAGGTCTTATTACCTTTACATAATATTTCTTTATTGATTTATAGTGCGTCTTAGTCAAATTATACATTTTTTCGACTCTTGGACATAATTTCTCGCAATTTGGAGTGTCACTATGGTTAATAAACCCTCCTAAAGGAGTTCTAATGATCTCATCTGCGATAATTATGTGACTCATACCTAATTCTGTGCCAACTGGAAGGGATTTACTAGTAAATACTCCTTGACCTGCCACAGGTGAGGTCGAAATGTACAATCCGTCAGGAAGTGCTCTATAAGTCACGATTCATAATCTAACTAATTATTATTTATCGAGGTTGTATACCTTTTATTGCACTCATTCTATTATATAATGCATTACATAATGTATCAGACTTCCTACGAATCCATAATGACTCCACCATTTTGTCAAATTCTTCATCAGTCAACCATAAAGGCATTGGATATTTCTTCGGTTTGTTGAGTCTAGATTCACTCCAAGACTCTTCAACTTCATCCATCATTTGCCTTGACCACGATATTTCTTCTTTTTACCATTCCGTGAAGATGCAGAGTATTTTGTGCAAATACTGCTTCCTTGACGTGTTTTTTTAGGTTTTTTCATAAAAATAGTGTTAAATTTTACCAAAAGTGCGTTTTTTGCCCTCTAAATCGTCCAAACGCTTAAAAATAGCGTCTAAAGAGTCATATAATGACAAATAATCGTCATAACCATACGGTTTATAGAAAGTTTTGTCACTTGTAGGCTGTTCTGAGACCTTTTTCTCTAATTCTGTGAGTCTATTTACTATCTGCTCCAAAGCTTTGTTAACAGTCTGGTTGAACTTCCATTGTTCCATCCAGTGTTCATCATATGCTCCTTCGAGTTCGTACTTAGGCATTTAAGAAGTAGTGATTAATAATGTCAATCTTCTCATGGTTTTGAGCAATCGAATTGATCTCTTGATCAATCGCTCCCATGACATCAGGATGCTCACCTATACCTACAGGTTGATTGAGGTAGATTTCTACATTCTGCTGATGTTTACAGATCAAACCCTGATAGTAATTGATTTGTGCTCTCAGAATTTTCTCTCGTAAGTTGACCATAGTTTTTATTTTATATATCCCAATAGTCTAGCATAATATTTCTATGTTGCCAAGTCATGCCACTTGTGGATCCTTTGCATGGATTAATACAAATACCCTCCTCTTTAAGGTCAGGAAGGTTACAAACGAGTCCTGCAAGGTCATGCGGACATCCCATCTTGCCATCAGCCCAGTATAATTGCCCATCTAACCAACGAGCACTACACTTAGAGCATTCTTTAATCATAGTTCTATACCATTTCCACCATTATAACCTGTTTTACCAGAAATGAAAACATCGAACGCTATACAATATCGTAAACTGTCACTTTCGCTACGTAATACACGGTGTTGAAGCTGAGAAGGGAAGATTAATAGAGTGCCATCTACAGGAGTAAACGAAAATGCATCCTGATTTAGATGATTTTGGAAGTGATCTGGTTGTAATGTACTAGTAAAGCAATTATTATAGTTCCAACCTTTCTCAAATACTACAGAACCACTCCTATCATCACACTTAAGGTAATATATTCCACTCCATATCGAGTTTATATGAGCATGTAGACCCGCCCAGTCACCTTTCTTATGCTTTACACACCATGAACGACTAATATAGACATCATTATGCTCCATGACACCCAAGTACTCGTGAGCATATACCTTACAAGCGTTTGTAATCTCTTCTTTTAAGTCAGGCAGTAGATCTAATACGTTCCTATCACACGAAATCGAGTTCGGATCTTCGGGACTTCGCCCATAGGGTTCATCGACAGCGAAACGCACCCACTCTTCCCTCGGAGTAATCCCGCTTTCAAATAGGGGAGTAGGAAATAATTCAAATATTCTCGGCATAATGTGGATCGCGAGGGGTGGAGGGTTACGATTCCTCTTTCAGTTTTTTATAAGGATCATTATTACCTTTCTCTGCTGCATATAATGCAAAGGACTTTGTAGCAACTAACGACAAGATATGTTTGATGTTATTGCTATCATTCTCATCAAGAGGACCAGCAAGACCAATAAGAGCACCACCAACAAAGGTTAATTCTGCAAGCACTACAATGAAGAT